CAGCCTTAAGCTCACGGTATTCAGCCTCTAGGTCATCAGTCCATGCCGTGCCACGCCCTTTAAACTTAGAGGTATATTTGGCAACTGCATATAAAAAGAACAATTCAAAGTATTCGGGCAATCCTTCCAGGGTGTCATTAGCTGTAAGACTCATTTTCTGGAACTTACCACGCGCAAAGAACTGATAAAATTGACTTGGTGCAGGATAAAGTTGCGCCCGTACAATGCTTGTTTCTGGGAAAGTAATAATAAAACGGGGTAATCCTTGCAACGGCTCATACTTCCAGGCCGCCAAAAACTCATCACGGCTTTTGTCGATTAAAGGATAAGTTACCCCGCTTAATAAAAGCCATGCACTGTCAAGATTGGCCAATCGTCCTTCTTTAATGTAGGCGACATTTGGATCGCTAATATCTTGGGTGAACGTAACCACTACCGGCCCCGTTAAGGTCGCATCAGCAGTCATCGTAATGACATTACCAAGAATGGATAAAATAGACGTGCCTAGTGGAATTCCAGAACCGCTTAATTGGTCGCCCACCGCATACAATGCCCCATTAACCACGGTAAAGGTCGGATCGGTAATCGTAAGCGTCACTTGTTCAGTCTGCGTGGCCGTAGTGGGGTAATCTTCGGAGGTAAAGAAAATCTCTTTTTGAGGCAAGTTAATAGGCACACTCACCGTCTTTGCAATCGTGAGCAACAACCCAGAACTGGCGTAATTCTTAAGAATTTGGTTCATTACCTTAATGGCAAGCTTCTCATCATCACCATGCAAAGGCACTACAGGATTGGACGCCGTTATCAATCGGTACATCTGATACACAAATTCACGAACCGTTGTGGCCATGTTCCATCCTTAGAAATTAGATAAAAATTCGTCCTTTTTTACTTCATGACCTAACGCACTTTCAGCAACCGGAAACAATGCCTCATCAAATGCAACCTCGTCACTGTCTTGCTCAATAGCTACAGGCTTAGGCTTTGCTTCGCGCTTCTTACGCTTCGGCTTTTCTTCAACAATTTCAGGCTCAACACGCGCTTGAATATCAAAAGGAGCATCAAACCAACACCCGCTAGCCATGTGACTCTCAAAAACATCCCACGACTCAACAAGCTTTCGCTCACCCTGTGGGCTGTATATAAACGCTCTAAAGTTGTCTTTTGAAACAATACGCCCTCTATAAACCGCATTAACACCTTTCATCTTTTACCCTCGTCAAGCATAAAATTGAGACAGCCATAAAAAGCACCATCTCAATTTTGTTAAACTTATGAACAAATACGAACCGCAAACTCTGGGTTGATAGCCACACCGCATATAACGTCAATACGGTCTAACTGCTCGTAGTTACGGATATCCGCACCCAATGAGTACGTCATTGCTAATTTGTACAAGTCGGAGTAACGAGTAACCGCTTCAACACCACCACGCAATTCTTTGATTGGGGGTGCGGCGAATACAACCGCTTGAGTATGGTAGGCAATAGACACGTTATGAGACGCACGAAGTAATAACTGCGCACCATTAGGAATAGCAGCAGAAATATTTTGACGCGCACCATCAATAACAATCGTTGGGTTAACAGGAATAACCGCCGTAGCACCATCAGCAGATATAACTTGAGCAGTAACAACAAACTGCGCACGCTGCTCTAGAGCTTGATAGGTCAAAGGGTTAACCATAAAGACGCCGGCATCATCATCAACTTCGATAATGTCACCTTTTTGGAATACTACAGTGCCAGGCGCTTGGCCTAAACTTCCTACCTCAATAGTATTACCACTAACAATAGGGCCGTTAGTAACGATACCACCAAGCAAGAACCCAGCAGGCGGCGTACCACCAGCTTGACCAGCACCGGCAATTTGACGGCCTAAGAAGTTCGTTTTAAAGAAGTCAAAACCTGATAGATGACCAACGAACCCATCAATCAACGCACCAGTGTTCACAGTGTTATTGAATGTGGTGTACAAGTCATTCGATAGGTTAGCCGCAACGCGTGGCATCACACCGCAAAAACGCTTACCGTCTTCGGGTATTGCCAATTCAGTCATGTACGCATCAGCAGATAAAATAGTATTGAAGTCTACGGGAACACCTGGAGTACCAACGGCTTGATAAGTCGCAGGCCAGAATTGTTCACGAGCAATGAAGTTTTCAACTAAGTTTGCAAGTCTCTTGGCACGTGGAGCGTTCGCCATTTCTAAATAAGGCTCATCGCGTGCACGGTCAAAAGTCAAGTTGAAACCGGTGTACTCAATCATGGTACGGAATTGCTTAGTGATTGATAACGGCCTGATAATCTGAACGCGCGCCTCAGCGGTCGCACTCGCACCCTCACCCGCCAAATAACGCTCTTCTAAGCGATAATCAAGCGTTTGACCAGTGGCAAAGCGTAGGTTTTTGAAGTCACCCTCAAGGTTTCGGTTAGCAGTTCTTGCAAAAGATAATGAGTTCCAGAAACGGACGAAGACGTCATCTAGGACGTACTGCGTCTCGCGAAAGACGTTAGCCATTTTATGTTCTCCCTGAACAAATGGTTTTATAAATGCACGAAATGTGCGCCTATTACTCTCATTTGTCCGACGGTCGACAATAAAATACTCGTCTATGTGTGTAGCTTGGGTGACGGGTTCCCTTACGCGTCAATTGGAAGTTTAAGCTTGTGGTTTAAAGTTTGTCAATAGTAATGAATCTTTGACGTATTTCTTGTGTAGAAAGGGCAAGATACTTAAATGCGGATTTGGCATCGTGTAGGCTATGCGCCAAAATACCGCTTCCGCATTTAAGTATTTCATCTGTTATCGTCCTCTTCGGGCTTTTAGTTGTTGTAATTTACGGGCATCAGAACGGGCTATTAAATCCTCAATAGTTGATTCCTTTGCCTTTTTTGGTGCTGGGGTATGCGTATCTTCTTTCGCACGTCCTAGGGGTCGTGGTGCTTGCGTGGTTGGCTTGTTACGGCGCATGCGTTCCTCAAGCTTGCCCATTTCTGTGATTTTAGCGTATGGGTCGCGTATTTTTGAGATACGTTCCAGTTCTTGAGGGTGACGTTTTGCGGCGGCATAGATAAACGCCGCGGGGTCACTCATGCCACGCAAGGCAAGCGTCATGGGTGTATCAATTGGCATGCTTCCCGCTACTTCTAGGAAGTCATTAAATCTATCCATACCGCTACTGAATTTGTCTTGAAACGCTTGCTGGTCTTGCTGCTCTTGTGCCTGTCTTGCTGCATTTTCCTTGCGTGAGGTCATGGTTTCAACAGTTTGTTCAACGAATCGTTGCAGCTGTTGGGGTAGGCTTTGTTCTGAATTGGGATCGAACTCAAATCCGGCGTTCGTTGCTTGTTGCGCTTGTTGCATGATGGCTTGTTGTTCGGCTTCTGGCTTGTTTTTAAGCCGTCTACGGAACATCTCGTTTACTTCCTCTTGAGAATACATGCGTGGCTTTGGTTTTTCGTTGCCGTATTCGTCAAAGTCTGCATGCTCTTCTTTCGGCTTTTCGTCATCATCCTGTGCGTGTTCTGGCTCGCTCGTGTGATCGTCTTGCGGCTCATCACCTGTATCGTAATCAAACTGGCCGTCACTGTCGGGTACATCCTGTTCCATTTCTTCAATGGGTTCAGGCTCTTGCGAATACCTGTGTTCCGGTGCTTCGGGTTGAGCGGACGTTTTACCGCCCATCAACAAATCATCAATGTTACTTATATCCATATAAAACCCCTCTTAGTTTGTAGAAACTTGGTGTGTCAAAATCTTTACTAAGTTGTCGGCGTGCGCTATAGCGTTGTCGCTTTCCGTGCGCTGTGTTTCAGCCATGTATCTCATTCGTTGTTCTTCAATGCTTCCGGCAAGCTCCATTTGAGCAATCTCAAGCTTCATGCGCTCAATTTCAATTTCGGCTTCCATTTCTTTTTGTTTAAGCTGTAACTCTTGCGCTTTTACTTGTATTTGCGCTTGTTTGAATTGGGCATCTGCTTGTGCTGCTTGGGCTTGGATTTGAACGGATTGCTGCTCAGGTGTAGGCCCTTGCTCTTTAGGCATTTGACCAGTCTTGCCCGCTTCGATAATTGCAGGGGATACGCGCGTCTTAAGTCTATTTTTAATTTCAATAGTATTAGCAAGAGGTAAGTTTTCAGCGTAGAGGTCGGCAATAAGATTAAACGCGGTTGGATCGGCTTGCAGTACTTCACGTAATGACTGTAATGCTTCCTCTTTTTGACCTTCGTAGCTTGGACCAGGCTTAAGCCTAACCTGGTATGTACCCTTCCTAATATCGTTTTCAATCTGCTCACCGTACTCATCACCCTGGCGGTTAATAGTAATGTTCTTCATGCCCTCATCAGGCATCATCAAGGTTAGTACGCGTTCGGTATCATACACGCGGGGAATCATTTCATTAACGATTTCGCCCCCTGTGGCTATCGCACGGTTTATCGAGTTGAAAAATACATACGTGGAATAACTACCCTGGCGCGTTCTAGCATCAATGGCCTTACCGCTTGCTTCATCTCCATTATTCCCCATGCGAGCAGGATACAGACCAGTGGACGTATATAAATCCTCAATAGCAAGCTGGTATTGTTGGAACAAAGATTGTGACAGCTCGGGCGGTCTGATTTGTTCGGGCTTAAGTCCATCAGGGTCTTTATCATAGGCTAATAGTCCTTGAATAGCGGTAGGGTCTGCCCAGTTACGCTGTGTATCTAACCCTTTAACTACGGTCTTTGGGCCAATCCATTGATCGTACCGTGAGCATTTTAAAATGTAGGCTGATTGAGTACGCAAATAGTTAATGTAACGTTGCGTATCACGGCAATCACCGAAGAATGACCGGCATATTTGCTTACCCGTCTTATCGTAATAACTGTTATTGTCCACGAACACCAAGGGCAATTGCTGGCTAGGAAATTCGGTCTTATCCAAAATGTAATTACCAGCAATACGATAATGTATAATCTTGTGTTTCTTAGAGTCGCGCTTATCTTCAATGCGAACCATTTCCTCGCCATCCCACAAAGTCATTGTGTTTAATGGCTCGCTCTCCATTTCAGGTTGGCTTGATTGGGAATTTTTAAAGCGGTTAACGTCCATACCATTTTCTTGAGGCAATATGTCATGAGCACCTTCGATACCAAATCCATCAGCAGGCATTGGCATCGATTGGTCTTGATTGTCCATGACTGGCATCGTTTGGCCCATCCCTGGGCCTTCGTCCATCATCCCTTGACCATCCTCAATCATCAATTGACTTTCAAAGTCCATCATGCGATTGCGTTCGTTCATTTCGCGTGAATGGTCAATAAGGTCGTCCATTTCCTCTTGGTTTAGAATGTTGCCATTTGACATTTTATAAAGCGTGTCTTTTTCATACTTACGCACGAAATGGTCAATAATGGTAATGGCTTCATCATCAGCCCAGTTAAACGGATCGTTAGCCTCGTCCGGTTGAACTGCAAGCGCTATTTCCTCTTGGGTTTGGGTGATGCTGGTTGTTTTTAGGATGTTCTCTTCTACGTCTTTTCCGTACACTTCACGGAATTTGACGCGGGTCATGCGCGATAGATAACCGCATAGTGTGCCGTCTGTTTTATTAATTGTTTCTGCGCCCACATCCCAATAACAGCGGGTTGCATCTTTAAAGTGGTAATAAACAATATCCTGATCAAACGATTTTTCATGAATGTAATCCGTTCCTACACAAAAAGCCCCAAAACTACCTATAGCCGCTTGCCCAGCAGCCACTTGATAAGAAGTAGTTGCATCCGTTGAAAACATAATATCTTTGATTATCAACTCACGAAGTTGAGCCACCTCTTGCGTGCAATTACTCATTGGCACTACTTGCAATTGAGGGGTATTTTGTTGTTGCTCACCTAACAACGAGTTTGACATAGTACCAAGCTTGTTGGACGTCAAAGGCACTTTACGATAAGTTTTAATCATATCGTCCTCTTCGTCATCAGTCCATTGTTGACCTAAAACGAAGGTGTGCATAATGTGGTATAAATCGATGTTTTGTTTAAAGTACTCGCGCCATTTTTCGCACGCAATACGGGCTTGGCGAGCTATTTTCTCGTTCTGTTTGGCCATGTTCAGTCCTTTGTTTGTTTACGTCAACACCCTGTCAACTAAATGAGCGAACCTGCAAGCCGCTCAGGTAAACGATTAGGCTGATAACCGCCCTCGTTTACATATTCCCCACCATAAAACGTTAATAATAAAGCCTCTGCGGTATCCGGCGATAATACACCCCGCTTCTTGGCGTCTTCTTTACTCTCAATTTGCAGCTTATCACTAGAATCGTATTTGTACCCTAGTACGGTTAAGTCCGTCTGTAACTCATCACTATCAGGTATTTCAACGGGCATATCTTGTATTAGCCATTCGCGCATGGCATCCCATAATTCAGCCCTCGTATTTTTGTATTTGTCTGATTCTTCGGCACGCCGTGCAACATTCACCCCAGATACAATATCTTCATAGCCTAACTCATGTAATCGGTCAACAACCCCAGCACCTATACCAATTGAGTCAACGCACACACGCTTTGGCTTTTCTGCGTCAATGATACGGCGAACAATGCCCGCTAATTGCATCAAATCAATATTGTAATGTGTTTCAAGTTTGTACGCACGTCTTCCGCGCCGTCTAATGATTGCCGTGCGGTCATCGCCTTTGCGTGCGGGATCAACACCTATAATAAGATTAGATTCACTGTCAACCTTCGTATTACGCGCACGAATAACGTGATCGGACTGAATAAATGTATCGGTAATAGATGATAAAAACGCCTCATCGTCTGTAAATGGGTACTCTTGGCGAAACTTGCGGCACTTTTGTTCGTAGTCGCCTTTAATATCTTGTATCTTAATTCGCCGCCAATTTAAATGCCCAGGCTTTAAACCATTGGCTGAATAAAGGTCAAGCCATTCTTGTTCCTCGTCTGTGGGTTCAAATTGCTCATCATCAATACAGTACTCATCTTGCCAATACCATGGAACGAATATTGCTTGATAACGACTCTTGCCGTTCTTTGCTTCCTTCCAGTCACTGTAAAAATCATTGGCCTGCCCGTTAGCTGTGGATTCCTTAATGATTTCGGTATCGTCAATCTCGGCTACCGTGTTCATGAGGCCCATGCCAATTTTTGCCGCATCCTTATAGAATGCATACTCAGATAAGTGCAAATACTGGTTGGTCATGCCGCGTCCGACTTCAACGCTTCCGGCTGTACCTACGCGATACCCTGAGCCAATACCATCATACATGAGGGTGTTATCATTCTTTTTATCGGGCTGGGGGAATATGGTCGGATCTAACTTCTCACTATAGCGCTTAGTCATTTCAAACAGCGCGCGCGTTGAGTCGGCATGATGGGTGAGGATGAATGACTTTTTACCGCGCTTAGTGACGGTTTTTTGAAAGAATCGTGCTTGAATTAACGTGCTAACGCCTTGTTGACGCCCTTTAAGTACCAGGGCACGAACTTTACCAGTGGCCTTAAGCTGTTCCTCAAGGCGCTCATGAATATATTGCTGGGCGCGATTAAATTTAAAAAGCTGTTCGTTACCACTCTTGTCATGAATAACAAGAAAGTTTTGAGCAAATAGAGGTAACGACTTTAAAACGCGAATTAGCTTTTCTTCATTCATCAACACCAAATCCTTATGCGGCTACGGTCAATATCTGCGCGTGTAGCGTCTGCTTTAATGCATTCCTTGCATCGTGTTTTCTTAATCGTTCTCTAATTTCTTGTTGATTGGGGGCTTGCGCCTCGACAATCTGTTGTAATAAATCCGCTATCTTATGAGGTTCAACTATCAGCGCATCATCAGGTTTTACCAATGTTCTAAAGATATTCAAGTCATCAATGCTTTGCCTGGTTAAGTCTACCATTTCGGGGCGGCAATCAATCTCATGAATATGGGCCATGCTAAATGCCGGCAAGCTTGTGTAAATAATTTGCTTAGCCATTACTTGAATGCTAAAGCGTAAACGTCTTGAATCCATCATAGATGAGGCCTGTATTTGCCCAAACTCAAAACGATTCATGTTAGTTATAGCATACAAATTAAGCATTTCGTGCTTTAGGATAAAGCGTAGTTCATGCGTATCGAATGCATGATGACATACATCTTCTACCGCCAAGCTCCATCCATTATTTTGCAATGTAAGCGTGTCACTGCGAAACCCCGCGAAATGAATCTCAAACGGGGTAGATTGCAAAAAATAGTTATTGTGAAAGCTCAACGTATAAATCCTCTAATTCCCTTTCAAGGTTTCCGACCACACGCTTTGCAAGCTCTAATTCCTTAAGCTTGGCCTTGATACGGCCCTTGGCACGTTCTTCAAATTCGGCTTGGATCTCTTTAGCGGCTTCACTCTTTAGTTTATCAAGTACATTTGTTTTGACGACTTCCATTACTTTCCCCATTGTTGATATAAAGCTCATTTATAACCCTCTGTTATTTGGCGAATGGAGTGGAGTTGCACCACATTCCGCAGGTTATACCCCAATCTCATAGCCTAACTGGCGGACGACCAGGTTTGCCGTTTCAGTATTGCTACTTTATTCGGTCAACCGGTCAATCAATTTATCAATTATCTTTTCGCTATTACCTTTCTGCTCATCAGCATCTTTACCGTATTGCCTAGGCAATAGCTTTGATGCTAACCACTTTCTTGAGTCAATGCGCAAACGCGAACGAGCGACAAATTCGCTGTTCAAATATTCTTCACCTGTTTCAGGATTAACCTTGGTATCGTGGCTTGTGTCGTCAGCAATTTCAAGTATTTCTTCGGCCAATAAATCAGCCTGCGCTAGCTTGGCTTGTGCGTACAAGGCCGAAAACTCAGGGTATTTGTATCGCCATAAATTAACGGTAGACTTTACGGGCAAATCTTCATGCATGGCACACATGCGCTCAAGCCCAAGAGTAGTTGTAGCCACCCTTTGACAAATAAGGGCGGCTAACTCTGGCGTATAATCCGTGGGACGTCCCGTTTTTTTCTTAGCGGTCGGTTCCTTACGCTTAGTCATAGATTATGGCCCCGCTTGCTCGTTGCGCTTCTCGCCACGCATCTCACCACCGGCTTCACCAGGCTCACAATATTTAGGTTGCATTCTATTTTGTTCTTCAACTCGCTTGCCATAAGAACTAGGAACGCCGTTGTAATGCGTATTGCCACTAGCAGAATCATCGCTAGTATAGTCTTTAACTTCACTCATTTTATCACTCCTGTGAAATAAATTATTAATCGATTAATAATGTGGAGATCACCCTTTCTATTAAGCCAACCGGGCTAATCATCCGATTGCTGCTGCTACCCGTCTTGTCTACAAGTGACACGAACCTAGAAGGACTACCGATAGCCGTTACATCCCCACACGCTAAATGTAGCACAAACACCAACCATTTCCAAAAAATAAAAGTTATCCACAAAATCCGTGCGTAACTCTGTTGATAAACCCCTAAACCCCCTAGCAACCAAGGGAAAACCCCGCTGAATTATTTTTACTTATTTATACATCAAGTGTTGACGTATACGTCAAGTGTTGATATACTCTCTTCATCAACTGTGAATGAGGAAACAAAATGAATAACGTGAGCTTAAGTGATTTGATGGGTGAAGATTTTAGTGTGTATATGAGAAAGAATGCAAAGTTTGGGTATGACTTAGAGATTGAGAACGAAGAGGGTGAAATGGTTGTTGAGACGAATGGTGTTCATGAGTATGCGATTGATAGCTTTGCTGATTTTTGCCGTCAATTTTTAAGTAACTATGACCGCATTAATAAGGGGTAGATGATGGAAAAGTACAGTTGTTATGAATTTGAGATTAAAAAAGTTGAAGTAAATGAATGGAATGATAGATTTGATTATATTATTTATGGTTCGGGATGCTTTCCTTATGATGATGGGAAAATAGAATCAGAAGAATGGTTTGATACAGAACAAGAAGCACGTTTTGCAGCAATAGGACATATTGATTTACTTGAAAATGGAGAGGGATAACATGTTAAATAAAATCAAATGCTGGTTAAAGGGTCATCAATTCTTAATGAATTACCATGCAAGTTATCGTTGCTATCATCAGTCTAGCAACGATATTTGTAAATGCTGTAAGCGCCCTAGAATGCTTTTTACAAAAGGCTTACATTCTTAGCAACTGCGCCTTTAGGTGACATGGCGGCTTCAAACTGCACTTTGTCACCTGGTTTTACTGTTTTAAATCCGTCTTTTTGAATTTCTTTGTAATGCAAAAAATAATCTTTCCCGTTGCTTTCTACAAATCCAAATCCTTTTTCATCACTAAACCATTTCACTAAACCAGTTTGCATTTCTTCATCCTAATTGAAAATATTAAATTCTAGCCACCAAATCACGCGAATTTTCAACGTTTACCATATCCCCTATACCTTGACATGGGTTTCTCTTCTGGGGGCGTGTACTGTGTTCCTGTTCCATCTGCATAATTACACATGCCGTATTGCTTCCATACTTTTACATGACAATCTAAGGCGTCATCGGGAATCAACCCGTTTAACATATCGTTTTTATCCTCTTTGCTCAATAGTCTTTCAGAAATTAAGCGTGGTGATACGCCGTATTTAATCCCTAAGTTAAACAGCTTCTTTTTGCATTCCTCGATTGTTAATGTCTTTGCCATGTACATCATCCTTGAGTTTTTGAAACATTTCACCAAATGATTTAAATCCCTGTCCTTGGGTTACTGCTGCAAATATATTTTTTGCTGCATGAGCTTCCTCTTGCCATTGCATTCTTTTTGATTCGAGTTCTTTTTCCTCTTTTTCACGTATTGAGTGGCTGGATATTCCTTTGTAATTTTGTGGAATAAGCCAATTTCCTTCGCGAACTTTCTTAAGAAATATATTAATGCGTTTGTTTACTGAGTCGAAGCTTTTATCTTTGTTGGTTTCATATGCGTAGTAAATGCCTTGCTCAATTGTTTCATCCTCAACAAAAGTTTGTCGGCTGGCAATCGTTAGTTCTATATGGTTTTTAACAGTCTGTTTGTCAGAAAAAACAGAAACAGGGGTTTTTTTAACAGTCTCCTTGTTTTGTTTTTTCTTGAAAACCTCTTGGAAAGACTCTTGTTTATTTAAGTCTGCATATTGTGCAGTACCCTCTGCATATTGTGCAGTACCCTCTGCATATTGTGCAGGGGGTGTTAATTTTTGATCAAAGTTATCCACAGGTTGCGTTTTTGGTGCAGGGGGCACGGAGGGTACTGCTGGTCGGTAGCGTCCATAGGTTTGGCTTACGTTGAAGGTGTTTATTTGACCCCATCGAATATGATAGACGTTGATACGTTGAATTATGTAGTGGGTGTATTCGAGTTCGTTAAGGCAATCGTAGGTTTTGCGTTCGGATATGCCGGATGCTTTGGCAAGGTTTTTAACTGTGATTTCTGTCTCATCGTCTTGTGAGGTGTAGCTCGTTAATTTTCTTAATTGCCCATAGACTTTTAGGGCATACGGTGAGACGTTGTCGAAAACAAGTTGATCAACGATTAAAAAATCTTCATCTTTTTGGCGTTTAAATTTTACATGATCGCTTTTCATGGTATAATTACCCTCGATTGTAACCGCTTGAGAACGGTATGTTGTATGGATATCCCACTTGCTCTAACAAGTGAGGTTGGGGAAGGACCCCAAATCAAATTTTTATTGTTCTATATGACCTTGTAAAATTGAAACGAAATCAATATAGTTTTTATATTCTTGAATTATTTTTATCCTATCAAAAATCAAACCTACTTCATTCATTAATGATATGGGGCATTCTGAATTAAAAGAATTAAGTTTTAAATTAACCTCACTCACCCATGAATCTACCATTTTACGATAATTATTCATCATTACCATTAAATCGGGTGTATTTATTATTTGTAGTAATTCTTTGTTGATATTCGATTCTGTCATGTTATAGTAATCCTGTTGATGATTTCATTTAATTTCCTTTTGTATAATGGCTCAAGAAAAAGGCCGGTTGTGTCTCCACTTCCGGCCTTTTTTTATACACACACGCAATCTTTCTTTATTTCTTCAATAAATTCATTTAACCATTTTTCAGTCACATGAATATCAGAAATATTAAACGTGAATGGAGTAGGGTTTTTATTATCCCTATCATGAATGGAATTAGCTAACGTTTCTAGTAGTTGTTGTGATTTCGCATACAAATCTATTTGCATTAATGGCTCCCTTTGTTAATTGCTTGGTGTTTCTTGTCGTTGCTTAATAGCCTGCTCGACATCACGCATTAATTGGCCTTGCATGTAATTATTAAGACACCAAGCAACCCAAGCAGCATTGTGTTTCATTTTTAAATCAGTACCGCCCAAATGAAATTTCATAGCCTCTAAAAACTTAATGTGATGTTTTAAAGACTTTTTTGCTTCGACAATACTAGCATCCTCTCTACTCATCTTCTACCGCCTCCATATCAATTACATAATTACTCACCCATTCCCCACTTACACGCATTATTTGTCCGCACGTGCATTTTACTAAAGCTTCCTCATCCCGTGGGGGATCGCCATAATCACTTGGCCCCCATGCTTCACCACAATTAGGGCAATCAAAACTCCCCCACCATCCAGGGGATAGGCTAAAGTGATCTTCAATATCTTCTACTTTCATTAACAATCCTTATTCATACGACGCAACAGTGTTGCAAGATTTAGATTTTCCGGTTTTAAATCGCCCTCTTCTAAGTGGTGCTTAAAGGCTTGAAAGAATGCGCTAGCGACTTCAATATGCGCCTCACCATTGCTTTTTAAGCATTTCTCCATATAGTCAAGGATTCTGCGCGCACCCGCTAATGATTTCTTGGCGTCTTGCTGCTTTCTGCGAAGGTCTTTAGGTAGGTTATAATTCATCGAATCCGCTTCACATAACGTTTATACTTACGCATTAATCGCTTAATGATGTTTTCAAGCAATGCAATCCACATTAAAACAACGCACACCATGCCAGCAATAATAAACCCTATGGGTAAATCATTGCTGTTAATAATCCACGGGACAATAACGCCCGTGGAAAATAGGAATAAGCCTATAAGACTTACATAATGAACGGTTCTTAGTTTCATCCTTGTTCACCCAGGTTAAGAAAGGGAATTGCCCCCGTAGCGTTGGTTTTAGGTAGCTCACCGTTCCATTTGAGGATTGCTTGATACTGGACAAACTCAGGCGTTATGCTTTCGGCCAGGATTTTATTAGCGCGGGCTTGTGATTCTGCGCGGATCATAATTTGTTTTGCGTTTGCTTCTGCGTCAACAACAGTTTTTTGAGCCTCCGCTCTAGCAGTAGCCACCTCATTTTCAACGCGCATTGCGTTTTGTGTAGCTTGAATTTTCGCATTAATCGAATTAACCACGTTTTCAGGAAGTTTAAAGGAGCCAACCAGGTAAATTTTTTCAACTTCAATGCCATTATCGCGAGCCTCTTTTTTAACCAACTGATTTACTTTAGTGATAAATTTTTCTTTTCCCGAACCGTAAATTTGTTCTACGGTCATGGTGCTGGCTACCTCATTCATAGCATCACGTACCTGGTTATGTAAGAACGTATTCGTGATTTCATCAATACCCAGGCGGTACTTTTGGAACACCTTCACCACATTATCAGGCTCGATTTTATAAGTTATTCCGGCATTCGTGCTAATTGAAAGCCCTTCGGACGTTTGCATGGTGATGCCCTGTTCATCCGTCCAAGTGTAGTTTTGTAAGAAGATAGGGAACAAATAAAGCTCTTTATTCCAGCTAAGCCAATACCTACCAACGCCCACGGGTTGCTCGCTAACTCCTTTTTCAGAACCATAGAGATTAACAATAACCCCTTTGTAACCCGCTGGAACTCTATCGCCACAGCCTGTTAATGCTACTGCTATTGCTGCTATTGTTGCTACTTTCGATAACTTCACTTAAAACACTCCTTTTTTAGTCAATACAAATAAGTCCTATAGCCACACCTGTTAACAATGATTCCCAACAGTTAAATGTTACACCGAAATGGTGCATTGATACTTGCCACATAATCCAAACACCGGTTGTTCTTAGCCATACTTTCCAAGGGCCAGCCAAAAGCACATCAAACAATCGCGCTGACAATTTACGCTTCATAATTCGGTGAGGAAAAATGTGATCAATATCTTTATATAAAGCCGCATGTTCCACGGCTTTATTATATTTTTTGAAGTCAACCCCACAGGTACACAGATATTTACTCACTATTTACCCCAAATTTGAACCGCGGTCATTGATAATAAAAATACACAAATAATTAGCGCAAACCATTTTGTATCATCCCCCATTACCATCTCCACATAGCATATGCTTAAGCTCTTCTTTGGCATAACCTAAACGATGTTGCGTACCTTCGCCCGTAGCCATTTGGTGTTTCCACTTCCAATACCAGTCACCAATCGTGGCGCAAATAAAATCTATTTGTTCATAAGTAAATGATTGATGCATAGCTGCAATGCGCTCATATCTAATTTTTGCCTGTGGGTATGTTGTTTCTATGACTTCATTAGAATCGCGCCATCCTTGGACTAAATCGGAATATTCTTTATCTGAAAAATCGCCGTGTTCCTCAGCCTCTTTGATTAACATGCGAGTACGAACATACAGTTCGTATATAGATTCATTCATCAAACCCCCAAAAGTCGTTCATTTCTTTTATGTACTGCTCATTCGTTTGCATGTTGTAATAATCGGCTAATTGGTCCCAAGATACCTCACGAATGTTTTCGCCTCCAGTACAATAACACCCCGAATCATAGCCAAGTTTTTCATGATTGTTACAAAAGACATACGCTAACGGGTAATTGCAAATAGAACACTGGCGTATATTCCATGTGGGTAATCGTCGTTTGAACGCTGCAATTTGAAAGTCAATGCGAGTTTTAGGCGTCATGGCTGCTTTCCTTTTCCAAATGCTTGTAATAAATTTCATGCACTTGCATTCCGGCTTGTTTATGAACGTCATGTAATTGCTGGTATATTTCCTGTTTACTGGCTATGCCAATGGTAATATTATTTAGAATTGTTGAAATGCTTCCAATAATCGTACCCAAACAAAAAGCTGCTTTTTGCCCCTGTTCAACTAACTTCTTTAAATCCACTTCATTCATTTTCTATTTCTTCCTTTAGTTTTTTTATAGCCCTATTCACTGAATCTCTTAAATCCTCTAATTCATATACAATGTAATCATCTTGCAAAGCCAATATAGCCTTAATCAAAGAGTTTCTTCCTATCGTAAACATTGATAATTTAATTTCTTTTTCATTCATTTTTAGTCCACTCAGTTTTAAAAAGCCCTTTTGTAATACGCTCTAACTTATATTGCGCATCCTCTGGAATTCGTCCCCACTTAATCCAGTTTCCTAAACTCGCAGCCGATATCCCCGTTTCTTTATTAAATCTATATTTAGTACCGTAATGCTTCAAAATATCTTCTGGTTTCACACATTGCCCCCAATCATTTAAAAAGTAAAAATAGTTTAACAAAAGTATTGACGTACAGCAAGAGTTTTCGTATCATGGCTACACGTCAATACCGACGCAGACTACATAAAGTAAAGAGGTATGAAATGTTTGATAATGATACGGTTGGTGATTCATTTAATGAGCAAGAATGTTTTTTTGTTGAAAGCGTTAAAGAGCTTGAGAAGGTAAATAAGCAAATAGCTAAATTGTTGTTGAAAAAAGAAGAGTTAACGCAAGGTATTATAGGTGCATTAGAGCATGAACACGAAGGGCAAAAGACCTATGAGTATGGCGTGTGGAAAATAGAAGTTAAAACGCCTTTTGTTTATTCATTAAACAAGAAGCTTTATGAATCAGGGGATATTAAGTTACCGGAGAAATTTAACCCTGTTAAGCAGTCTGTATCGTATTCGATTGACAAGAGACTATGTGATCAATATATGATGGACGCGCCTAAGAAAGTACGTGATGCTTTGGCAGAATTAATTGATAAAAAGCCAGGGAAAGCAGGAATCACGATCAAGGAGCGAGTGTAAATGAGCAATACTGTATTAGTAATCGGTCAATCGGGAAGTGGTAAATCCACTTCTTTGCGAAACCTAGATCCAAAAACAACCTTCATAATTAACGTTTTGGATAAACCCCTACCTTTTAGGGCGTTTAAAAAGAACTTTCAACCCTACACTAAAGAAAATAAAACGGGTAACTACTACACCACAAACGACTGGTCCCACGTAGTCCGCTGTATTGAAATGGTGAATAAAGAACGTCCAGAAATAACAACACTTGTGATTGACGATTGGCAATACATCTTGGCCTATGAATTTATGCGACGCGTAGGCGAGAAAGGCTTTGATAAGTTTTCAGAGCTTGCCAATCACGGATGGTCCACCATTAACGCCTGTTTAGGTACGCGCGCTAACTTAACCAGCTTTATCTTAGCCCATAGTGACGTAGATGCCACAGGCCGTTCAAAGTGCAAAACAATAGGCAAGATGCTGGATGAAAAGATAACCATTGAGGGCTTATTTACTACGGTATTGCATTCACGGGTTGTTGACGGTAACTATTTGTTTCAAACGCAGTACGACGGGGAATTTTTGGCAAAGTCGCCTATGGGTATGTTTGAGGAATTTCTTATACCTAATGACTTGCTGGAAGTTAAAAAAGCAATCGAACTATATTTTAATGAAGAGGAATAATCATGAGTTTTTGGGAATCTGAACTAGGTGACGTTACTGGCAACGCAGACGATGCGTTTGCCAAATCGTTTAAACAAATACCAAACGACACTATGGCATTGGCTAAGATTGAATCGTTTGTTAATGACGAAAACAAAGAAACAGGCTTTAAGTGCTTGCTGGTTAACTGGTTGCTAACGGATGGGGATTTTAAGGGCCAAAAGGTCAAGCAAAAAATCAAAGTGTTTGGGGGTGAGCCTCAGTATGATAAAGATCCGGCTAAAACACGTCACCGCGCTCTTAACATGCTTAAGCTTATGTACCAGCTATTTAAGATTAAGCCAGGTCATGCCGGACCACCAACCGACCAGGATTTAGCTTCATTCGCCAACAAAGTCGCTGGCATAAAAATAAAAGAAACAGAGCCAAACGCCAACGGAAATCAATTTAACTACGTGGGCGAAATCCATAGCTCAGTAGGCTTTAAGTCGGAAACAGGAACAAGCCTTGTAATTACCCATACAAACCCACCTGTTACCCATACCAATCAAGCCCCAAGAGACAGCGCATTTGACCGTCAAAACAATGCTGTTCCTCAGGATATGGAAGATGATATACCATTTTGAATAAGTTTTAAACAATGAAAGATAGGTTAACGAAGTTAATTGATAAATATCAGGCGCGGGACGACGACGCACCGCGCGATTATATCGGGGCTAGTTCCATAGGCTCCGATTGTTTACGCCAAATATGGTATCAATTTAAGGGGATGAAAGCAGAAAAAGTGCCTACTAAGTTCAAAAGAACGTGGGCAATTGGTAAAACTCTTGAAAATTTAGTGGTTGAATGGCTCGTTAATGCCGGAGTTTGCGTAGAAAACAACAAACAAACGTATTTTGCCACCGATATGCCCTATTTTCAGGGTCATTTTGATGGAATTATTTTAATACGCAAGAAACGTGCCATTTTAGAGATTAAAACGGCAAAAGACGCGAGTTTTAAGATATTTGCTAAGAAGGGTTTGAGGGTTTGGAACCCACAATATTATGCTCAGATTCAATCGTATATGGGCATGAGTGGCATAGATAGTGCATATATACTTGTACTAAATAAGGATAATAGTGATCTTTCCGATGAATTAGTGACGTTTGACGCTAATTTTTACGAACAGTTGCTAGAAAAAGCCCGCATGATACACGGGGCCAATATACCGCCCCCAAGGGTTGGAAGTAATGCGCTATGGTATCAATGCAAAATGTGTAAGTTTAATAAGGTGTGTCATCAATGAAATTTAATTATTTATTTGAAGAGCAAAATAACGGTCACTATAAATCGTATCGCCCTTTTAGTTCTAGTGCTGTATTGAGTCAAGAGCAAGTTACTGAATGGTTAAGTGCAATTCCTGGTGTTGAACGAACGGGCGCGGGGATTGATCACCTTTGCGAAATAATGGAATCCATGAATATTGAATGGGAAATTTTTCATTGTCCTTGCTGTAGTAAAACAGTTACACATTTGGATGAAAATAAAATATATGGGTTTGTGCGCTCTTGTGAATCAATTGGTATTGCCTGGGTAAAGATTAAAGGTATTTCTGGAAATTATTAAAAAACAAAAGGAAAAATAATGAGTGAATTACAGATAGATGAAAAATATTTATCCAAGCTTGCTAATAACATGGTGAGCTTGGCGGCCAACCTGGTTGAAAGCGCGGAAAAATTAACAGATAAAAATCAGCCTGTTTTTGAGCGGTACATGAGTTTTTGTCGCTTACAAATGATTCATGATATTTTGCCCAAATTATTTGAAAACGGCAGAAAGATGCTTGTTCATGGGCATTTAATTAATCATGAGTTCTTTAAAGGCGAAAAACACAGTGAGGGCGGTTGGGATCGCTTCGAGCCTGAACATCATCCGTTCTTTGTAAATAAAGAATGCAATCACGACCACGACGACAAAAAAGAAGATTTATTGATGAAAGTACTAGGTGTGGCCGTTCTTAAGGATTTGGTTGAAAATCTAGGAAAAAAAACAAATAAGGAATGAATATGGATGTGTTCAATATCGGTGATACCGTGTTTTATATTTCTTTGAAGTGCAATGAAATTTCCATTAAAAAGGGGCTTATTTTTTCACTAACAGATCGACGGTTAGGCATTAGAAGTTTTAAAGAAAAACCACGCGTGTTAGCCGGTATTGGGCATTTAATCCGCATGGTAAGGGATGAACAATATCAAAGTTATGATGATTACGACATAGAATTGAATGAATTGTTCCGAACAAAAGACGAAGCCATAGATGAAGCCATAAGAAGGTTAGAGGTATTAAGAAATGCATGATTTAACACACCATAGGGGAAACGTTCCGGTTGCCCCTACCAAGCACATCATGGACGCTCACGAGTTTCTTGTGGCCTTCCTAAATCGTTTTGATGCAGCACAAAGAGGCGGTATTCATGACTTCATGGAAATAGCTCTATTTAATATGGTCAATTCTGCTATTAAAAATATTGATAGCTATCTACAAACAGGACATAAAGAGGTTAACGCGAAAGAAATAATGGTTATTGTAGCAGATTCATATCAAAAGGTTTTGGATGGCATTAAACGCAATTTAGAGGGCATGGACAGGGTGAATTTTAGATGAATCCATTAATAAAGATAGCCGCCCTGTGTTTCCTATTAACGGGGTGCGGTGACAATCCGTTTTCTGATAATGCGCCGATTAAAGATACTGATTACGCGCAAATAAGGCTTGAAATGGAACGATGTTCACATATAGCCAGTGAGGGAAGTTTCACGGCAAGTATGCGCTGGTCACCTAAAACAGATTGCTTGAAACACCTAAAAACAAGAATAGTTGCGACTGGAAATAAAACAAATGATGTATTACTTGAATGAAGATAAAACGTATCGCCAATGTGATGTTGAGGAATGGGGCGGTCAATTTGAAACAATGGTTCGGCACGTGGGCGACGATATGATTGATGGTCATCATGTATCAACCGTTTGGCTTGGGCTTGATCATAATCATTTTGGCGGTAGGCCCCTACTATTTGAAACCATGGTTTTTAAAGCCAGAGGGCAAGATATTTATATGAGGCGTTATACAACGTGGGAACAAGCCGTTGAGGGCCATAAAAAAGCGGTTCAATGGGTATTAAACGGCTGCAAAGAAGAGGATTAGCATTACCCATGAAAGAATTAAGGCCGTATCAAAAGGACGCGGTAAATGAATGCTGGAATGCATTAAAGCTCAATGATGAGCCGGTACTATTGATGGCAAGCGTAGGCGCAGGCAAAAGCCTTATGCTGGCAAATATACTGCTTACCATGCAAAAAGTAGGAAAGCGTGCATTGTGTTTAGTAAACAATGCGGAATTAGTGCGTAACAATTGTGCTACCCTCATTGATGAGGGAGGCAAAGCGTCTATCTATTGCGCGGCGTTGCATTCTAAGGATAGTTCAGCACCAATCGTCTTTGGAACGCCTCAATCGGTTCTAAACGGCATTAATAAGAAAGACACGATAGCGGACATTAAATTTAATATTATTGTAGTGGACGAAGCCCATGCTATTAATTACCTTAATCACCGTAGTGCTTTTATGCGTATTTTACGCCACTACAAACAAGAATACCCCGACATGCGCGTGCTGGGTGCTACAGGCACAAATTTTAGATTCAAAGGAGCCTCTATTGTCGGGGATGATTGTTTGTTTCAATCCCAAGTGGGTAATATCACAACCGAACAATTAATTGAGCAAGATTATTTAATCAACCCGACCTTTGAGGTTGATCCAAATTTAGTCTTAGACTTTTCACGCGTTAAGATTAAACAAAACGGCCAGTTTGACCAAAAGCAATTAGAATCAGTTATTGAACGCAGCGCACGCTTAACAGAGCTTATCTGCGATCAGGTCGTTCACATCATGGAAACCCAGAATCGGCGCGGTGTATTTTTCTTTGCAACCACTCGAAAGCACGCCGAAGAAATCCTTTCTCATTTACCGATGGGGCAATCAGCCCTTATCTTAGGAGATACACCACAAGACGAACGAACAAGGATTTTAGATGAGGCACGAACCGGAACGATTCGCTATTTGGTTAATATTGCCATTATTAGCGTTGGTGTTGACGTACCTGGTTTTGACACGATTGCTTATTTACGCCCTACAGAAAGCCTGGTGCTTATGGTGCAAACTATGGGGCGTGTACTGCGCTTATCGCCACAAACCGACAAAAAAGACGCGTTGGTGTTAGATTTTGCCGGCAATATTGACCGCCACAAAGATTGGGATAATCCTTTGTTACTTGAAGCGGTGAAGCAAACGATTGATAAAGACAAGCCCCTTGTTATTTGTTGCCCTGAATGCATGGAATTTAATACCGAATTTGCAAGGCGGTGCGTGGGTAAAGTACCTAAAAAGGACACAGACGGTAACGAGCTTGAAAAAGAGGAACGCTGCGCTTATTACTTTGAATTTAAAGAATGCGAAAATAAAGTAAAGGATGAGGTTTGCGGGGCAAAAAATGATATTGCAGCCAGATTTTGCCATAAATGTAAATGCGAACTTATCGATCCAAACGCAAAACTCTCTATGAGCCAGGTACAAAAGAAGTTAATAGAGGTTAATGTATTAACAGCACGCTATAATGTCACTGGCACGCAGAAAGGATTTAGGCTTAATTGCGCGTACAAATGCCAGGACAGTAACGGGCGTGTTGGTTCTGTGTATGAGCATTTTTCACCGGTAAGCGAAAAGGCTGCACGGGTATTTTATGGGCAATTCGTTAAGAAGCATTGTGGGGATGATGCATCCAAGTGGTATCCGCATTTAACCAACCGCTTTAAAGTGGAACAAATGTTGCATACCATTAACACCCCTATTTCATTATTACTTACTAAGGAACAAGAGCAAATTAAGATTAAGAAAAAGATTTTTCACATAAACTAAAGGATGATTTATGAGCGCAAAGGGAAGTTATGAGTTTGATCCATGTACTGTAGATGGTAGTCAAGATGATGAGGAAGTAACGCTTGATACCTGGAAACCCACAATAAGAAATAATAACTTTAGAACCAAAAGCGAATGGAGACAAAAACAAATTTCAGAAGGTTTGGGTTATATGAATCCTGGGCTTGATGAAATTAAAAAAATTCGTGCCTACCTTAAAAACAGACAATCTGATATTGAGATAATGGAACAATTCGGAATTAATGCTGATACGCTCTTTGCTATTAAAATGAATCGTTATGATGCGGTCGAAGGGATTATTGACGATCAGGTTTCGCTTATATTCAAACAATGCAACCTATTAGAAAAACGCATTGATACCATCAAAGAAGATAAAATAAAAGGACTTACCAAAAGCATACAAGAGATTATAAAGCGACTCGATTTAATTGATGCCTTTCAAAAACAATCCAAGTCACGCGACAAATCACTTACTGAACGCATTGAACTATTAGAAAATAAGGTTGTCGAGTTATCACCTAATTTGACATAATAGGCATGACTTTGGCGTGTGTCTTGCGCATATGATATCCACGGATGCCCCCTCAAAGTCATCACAAGGTATCCTAGTGGTTAGGCGATTAAAATAGGCGGGTTCGATTCCCGCCCTTGTGATTAAAGTTTAGGAGAATTACTTTTGATTTGCTTATCATCCAACACCCTATCTAGTAGGTCGATACACAGACCTAAAATCTTTAGATTGAGAAAATCATTAGCCACAATCAACACATCTTTGAGTAATCGCAAAATATCGGTTAATAGGTTACGTTTAGGTTCGTTAGCTGGTTTGAATTGTGATGCCCACATGATAGCCTCCGTGTCTAGTATGGACACTTTAATTATAGCATAAGGTAAAAAATATGAGTTGGGTTGATGTTAGAAATTTCGATAATTTGATGAGCGATTATCAAAAAAGCTCAATGGATAGCACACGCATGCCAGGTCTTGGAACTTATATGAAAAAGTTAATAGAACAAAATGATAGGATTATAGAGCTACTGGAAAAGACAGTAACTAGCCTTGAGAATATTGAGGTTGAAACACGCGACATTTATAACGCCATAGGCTGACATATGAACGAAGACCAAAAAAAAGAAATAATCAGCGGATTAGCCACCAATCCAGAATTTTTAAGCGCCCTATCCATTTGTGAAAGTCAAATACCCCCAAGTGGGCAAATAAGGCTTAACGAAATAGCTCTTTGGTTTTTCTCACAAGGATACATAGCGCATATGGAATATTTGGAATCAAAGCCATTTAACTTAAGGCCCTATCAATATGAATGACTTCACGAAAGAGGAGCTTGAGACACTAAACGGCGCAATTATTTGTCACGGTTGCGAAGGGGATGAATTGCATTTGAAAATAAAATCCCTGATTGATAACTATTGTGAGCATGAATGGGAAAACATTTGCTGCCAATGTACCTTGGATAAAATTTACTGCCATAAATGCGAAAAGGACATGGGCGATTTAAATCAAAGGTATGAAAATGAATGATGATTAAATTGAATCAAACACATCTTGCGCAGTTTTTCTACCTTTCAGTATATGCTGATTAAGTAAATGCAATCGCTGACGATGCAAGCCAAGATTATTTTTTTCGGCTTGCTTGTCTAATTCTTCATGAACTTCATAATGACAATTACTACATAGTAAAATACATTTATCTAATTCTTTTTTAACAGAATCCCATTTTTTAGTGCCATTTTTATTAGTGTTAGGGTTTCTATCACTAATTGAAAATTCTTTTAATGAGGGATCGACATGATGAAAATGCATAGAACGCACACATTTATCATATTTGCAACGCTCACACTTACCACCTTTATAATCCAAGCATTTTTTTTTCAAATTTTTTAAAAAAATAATTTGATAATCCCTGTCACATAATTTACATTTCCAGCGCGGTCTTTTAATTCCACTTAAATAGTGAGCCGAAATATTGTGCTTATTACAAATCAAGTCACAGCATATTTTTTCATTCATAACATCTCAAAGTCTTATAAAATTATATAATACCACTTGCAACCGGTTATTACAATAATCAGACTTAAGGCCAAATCTGTATGTTTATAATACCATTTAGCATTACATTATCACTAATAGTACTCTTATTGTGCTGTACAGATTAAGCTCAACAAATTGGTTTACCTTTGAGCAGGTTTTTTGGTATATCCTGTGAGCTATTTTTATCATAATCTCTCAAATAGGTTAACAATAGTTCTTTTCCGGCTTCCCACCCCCAGCACGCAGCACACAGATACCCTCTTTGTGTTTTTCTGTTCATAAACTGTACTTGTTCGGGCGTGAGTTTGTTATTGCCAACTTTTAGCTCTAACCAAAATCCGTGGCATCCATTTTGTGGTAGTGCTAGAAAAAAATCGAGAACGCCTTTTTTTACGCCCATGCGTTTTAAGGTTCGTCCGGTTTGTACCGAACATTTACGCTCATTGGCAAAATGGTGTAAGTCGTCTTTTAATTCTTGGAATTGGTGATTAAACCAATTGATTAGATTAATGTGATCTATTTGCTCAGGCTTAAGACTCATTTGCCCTCGCGAATCATAACGGCTATTTCTTTAGCGCGACTACCTACTTGTTTTGACCATACACTATCAAGGGCTTCTATAGATGCTTTGGTATAGTCTTTGACGATTAAAGCAGCAATCATTTTTCTAAAGCCTAGTAATCGTGGCAATCCCATGTTGAACGACATATTAATTAAGGCTTTTTTAACGCCGTCGGGGGAGTTTAGATACCAGGTAAAACCCTCAACATCTTTAATGGCGCGTTTTAGGTCATTGGTAAACATCAGCTCACCCTCATCGGGTAATATGCCGTTGTCCTCGATGTTGCGGCCATATCCTATAGTCCATTTGCCCACGCTGTCTTTATAGAGACTGTCTTTATATCCTTCGTCCGTTTTTATCCATTGGCGCAATTCTGGGTCATTTATAAAATCAGTCACAATAGTCCTCATTGTAGTAATTCCATCCCCATGCCCGTACTGCGTAATACATTAATGAAGCGGTAAATGTAGAAACGCCATCATTTTTAAGCATGTGATAGAAGATTAAATCCGTTTGTTTTCGATCAAAGTCACAAGTTTTGCGATAAAACCAATCGTGAATGATAGCGGGTCGTACTAAGGTTGCGTGGTGTGGGGCCATGATGGGCCATGCAATTTTAGGGATGCTCGCTAGGTCTGTTTCAAAATTGGCGGGTATAACAAAAGTGGTTTTATTGATTTTAAATTTAATGGCATTACATGTTTGATAGTGGTAGTCCACTAAGGGCTTAATGCATGTATTGGTTAAAACCCGTGTTTGGATACGCTCTTCATGAGCGCATCCGGTCACGGTGAAGCAGCACAGCAGGGCAAGTCCTTTGCACCTTATCATCAGATTAGCTCGCAGCGCGTACTAATTGATAATTCACAATGGTGTTCGCAGCCGGATCACCACTAAATGTTAGTGTTAATGTATTGGTTGTTACTACAGCTTGTAACAATGTAACATTGTTTGTGCCGTTGTCAACAACCTGTACAAATGCTCTATCAGTAGCAGCTACAGCACCAGTCACAGTAATAACTTCGGTAGCTGAACCGCCCGCAGTAGTTACTTGACCAGCAAACTTAATCACAGCAGCCGGAGCAATACCCGCAGCTAATTTTGCTAACGTTACTTGAGCCGCAGCAATCTTGGCTGTTGTAATAGCATTACTAGCAATGGTTAATGCACCTGTATTAGCCATTGTGGCATCACCGGACATGGCAACACCTGTTGCAACGTTACCCGCGCTACCTACAAATATATTTCCGCTGGATAAAGTAGAACTTAATCCACCGTTAGCAGTTAATGCAACAAATGCATTAGTAGCATCATTGAAGGTAAAGAAACCAATACCGCCAGAATAGCTGATTAATATTAGGTCAGTCGCAGCAAATTCAAAAACGCTGTGTTGAATATCAGCTACTTCTTGAATTGTTGCAGGAAGGGTCCAGAATCCATTAGTGGTAATGGCTGCTAGGTTGCTTGTGGTAACTATAGTGACGATGTTTGGATCACCGTTAAAGTTACGCAATAGTGAAGTTATCATCTGTGGAATCTCCTTATAATTAATAAAAGTAAATCATTTACTTCATTTTGTTTTTCTACGTCTTAAGCGGTCTATATCATCAACACCTAAGTACCCGACGCCTTCCGCGGCTGCATCACTGCGAACCCCGTATTTACCAGAAGCTTTGGCGCGATCAATAAGTTCATCATGGCCCGCGCGGCCAGCTCCTTTCCCCTCTCTAACTTCGATTGGTTTCCGTGGTGTCTCATCGTAAGCCATGACTCACTCCTTGATTATTTACAATCCTTCTTCATGGGCATTTTCTTTTTGTCCATTTTCTTTGATTCTTTTTTATCTTTTTTCATGATGCTTCCTTATCTTGTACTTTGTCCTTAACCCACTCTAAAGCCTGGTTAGCAAACGCCTCTACCTCACCAACAATCACTTGTTGCATTTCAGGAACATGCGCTACAAATTCAGCTTCCAACGCTTTTAATAACTGATTTTGAATAAATGATGATAGTAAACTCATTATCCTTTACCTCCGCGGTCGCCTTTATCCAATATCCTATTGGCTTTGGCATCAATTTTAGCTTTCGATGAGGCTGAAAGCTTCCCTTTGTTTTCCATCTGTGTGGCGCGCGCTTTAGCATTGGCGGCGTGGGCTTTGTCCGGCATAGGATAGACTTCACGTCCTGGCAAGCCAAAATCAGACTTCGGTAGCTTGTTCCTCTGCTTCGTTGTGAGCTTGCTCATGTTCTTGCGCCTCCTTGGCTAACTGCTCATTACGTAGTTCTTCTTCTTTTGCTTTAGCCAGTCCACCGATTTGACTACGCACTAGAGCTAAAGCCCCCGCAGTTTGTTGCATCATGTTACTTGCTGCTTCAAATTGTTTTTGTAGTTGATTCGCATGTGCTGACAAACTTTCAATCGTTAAAGACATTTACTACACTCCTTTGTTTAAACATTATGGTAATTTTTGCTCAGGTTCAACGGCTAAATTCATTGCTTCAATAGCCCAATCCGGCAATTCAGTGATTTGCACGTTATTGGAATTTTCGTATTCAATCCAGCCAGCACCATCACGCCACTGTAATGCATGTACAGTAGGGTCGATAAAGGATAAATCTAGGTTTAGGTATACGTCAACATCTATATAAACAGCACCATCACTAGGTATAATTGTTAATCTATACATTTTGTAAGTCCTCTTTGTTGATGTATTAATTTATCAGCTCATTGATCAAAATTATTCTTATCTGCAAATAAAGATTGTAGTCTTTTCTGCATCTCGTCTAAACTCATTTGTTGCTCTCCTTGTTATTCCCATACCGGGATATCATCTATTGTTAAATTGTTATCAACTAAGTATTGCAGAAATGCTTGGTAATCACTATTATTCAGATCCCACGGAATCCACATGCCTTCAGGCATTTTTATAATGAAATTTTGTACTTCGCCATATAATTTATAATATTGCATATTTATATCCTTAAAGTTCCGATGACAAAGAATAATTAACAGCTAGAGTGTTCCCTACTGCATCAGTTGCCGCTTGTGGATTTAAAATCGATATAAAATTTGGACCCGACAATAATGTAGCGGCAGCACCGCTATCAGCAGCACCAGTAACATTCCTCCAGTTAGCATTCAATGCTAAAGGATTATAATAGGTTGCGGTAGGTGCGGTACGCATAGTGATAGGAAAACGGATAATAGGAGTATATCTTAAAGCAGCCGCCAATACTGCGGAATAAGCTATACTATTAGCAGTTCCTCCATTTTGGACTGGAGCGGTTGAAGTATCAAATGATTTGCTATAATAGCGCTGGCAAAGAAACAATTCCTGTTGAAATGTCCTTATTTCAAAAGGCGTCGCAAAATCTCCAGGCTCTAATTGAACTAAGGCAATCTGGAATGCATTTCCTATGGTAGCCAAAGCGTTCACTTGATTTGCTGTTGCTCTAAAATTTCCTGTTTGCCAAATATTAGGTGTGGTTTGAAATGTAGACCCACATGCAAGTGCAAACTGAACAGATACACCTAATCCATTCGTATAATCCCATGTTCCAGATGCAGGAGAGGAGCTTACTGTGATTGTTTTATATTCCCAAGTACTGGAAGCATTGACCACATATTCAGCAATATAAGATCTATCACCCCCTGAGTTGGAAAAACTAACGCAATAAGTACCTGTAACCGAAGCTTTAACCCAAAAAGATAGAGTGAAAGGTCTTTGTGCAATTCTAGTAAAATTAAATCCCTCAATGGCTTGTAATATTGTAAATAAATCCCCAGTCCCAATTGAAGGATCTGCAGTTGTAACTGAAACAAGGATGCTATTAGTAGTAAATATTCCAGCTTGAGTAACTGTAGGGGAATCAGTTGACCTGGAAACAGTAACAACAGAAGAAGTATTAAAATTCAATCGCCATCTATCTGCGCAATAAACGGCTGTTGCAAGAGCAGGGAAACTAGTTCCTCTCTGCCAAGGATTTAAACTAAAATCACCGCCTATAATTAAGTTCTTGGTGAAATTACCAGAAGTTCCAGCAAGCGAGTTTACATAACCTTTAACGGCTTGTTGTGTAGGCAATGATGTTGCGCTATTAGCCGCGAGCGTTGCATCATTTAAAATTGTTGTAACTCGTGCGTTAGCACCACCTAACCGAACACCGCTGTTTGTTATGTCCATGCGTGAGCTATTACCAGTAACAAAGTTTTGAATGTCTGTGTCAAATTCAAAATAATTATCTGTATCGCTTGCGTGCTGCATTTGGTTGGCGGTAAATATGAAATTTCCAATCTGGTTTATTCCAGTGAATGTTTTGTTTCCGGTGATCGTTTGGTTAGTGTTTAATGTCACTACGTTTGGATTGACCGACAAAATAAAAGTAATAGGATCTGTTCCAATGGTTACTACAATAGCAGTTTCCATCCAAAATGCGCCCGCATAAACTGTTCCTTGTGTAACCCCCACTGTATCACCTGGGTCAATATCTGTTGGCTCGTCATAGTCGGTTGCTCTTGTGTAAACAGCAGGTGTTCCGACGCTTCCTAAGTCGGTCACAATGTAGATTCCATTTTGAAAGCTTGAACTTTGAAAAGGGAAAAGAACACGGTCATTAAGAGCAAGTGTTACGCCATCTTGTGTTGCTGCTCCATTAACACTCGCTGTTAGGGTTGCGCCTATTCCACTCGCGCCATTGTTGTATGTTGCTGAAAAGTTAGCGGTTGCTGATACGCGCACAGGTGCAACAAAGTACCGACCTGCGGCTGTTGCATCAACATATCCTTTATTTGCCGCATCAGTGCTTACAAGACATGTTGCAAGGTTATTAATTAGCTTTGAGTTAGCATCTAGGGCATTGAATAGTTGAGCATCTGCTAACTCTACAACTCCAGTTGTTGCGCCAATCCTATTGCCATCAATCAACAGATTATCTATAGCAAGGCTTCCATCAATCGAAATATTTCCTGAACCATCACTGTTAAAGTTGGGATCGCCACCAAATGCGCCCGCATTATTGTATTGAATGTTTCCACTAACACCCCCTGCGTTTGATCCAATCGCATCATCAACATAGGCTTTAGTCGCGGCGTCTTCATCGGCAATAGGTGTGGCAAGATTATGAATAAAGTTCAACCCCATATCAATATCACCGGTCATTGTTCCACCGGATAATAATAAATAGTTGGCTAGTTGACTTGCGAATGAATCCACATAGGTTTTAATGCTTAGAGCCGTTGCAATGTTAGTCGCCAAGGCCGTGGCCATTGTATTGTCATTAATAATGGCACTAACTGCGGTTGTTCCTTGGATGGTAAGTGTACCAGGTGCATTTAGCGTCGCGGATAATGAAAGTATTGGATTTTGTGGATCGGTGCTATCAATATCAATTTGATCAATAGTTCCAGTTACTGATTCAATACCAATATTTATGATATCTATCATTACAACCCACCCTTGCAGCGGTGAATAATACTCATAGCTTTGCAATGTTGTATTAAACCGTAAGCGATAATACATTCCTGGATCTACAGGCGGTCTATCCCCAGTCGAACCAGGAGATAACAAAGGGAATGGGTTATTAAAAATAACGTTATCACCACCGAATAAGCCCGCTGTTTCCTGATTAGGAGATAAATCGCCGGCATTACTCATTTGGCTAAATTTTATAGTATCAACCATGGTCACGCATCCTTGTGATTGTGATTATTAGCCTTGTAGTTTCCTCAATGAAACTCCGACATAGGCTGTACTATCAGGTGTAATAAAGTGTATCACGTCACCCCCTCGAACATACCGCTTTTTAGGCCTAAACTCATTATAGGGCTGTGTTCCAACGCTTCCACTAGACGGAATAACAGGCGTTCCATTAATGCACACAAATACGTTAGAATCTTGCGTGTACTCAAAATAAGCCTGGAATTGAGCCGTTACGGGGCCGAGTACTGTATAAGTTTGTTCTACGTTTGAACCGCAATTAACCTGTATCGCTGTATCACTAAAGGGCATTGTTTCTATGTAGTTAGCATTGTATTGAATAGTCATTTTATATCCTTATAAAGTTATTCGTAGCGTATAAACATTTTATAGAGTTGTGTTTGTTGTACAATAGGTAGCGCGGTCGCACCCCCTTGTGATGCAACCGTAACCGTTACGGGATTAGTAACAGAATTCACGGCATTAGCTGGCGTTGGCAACGTGCCTCCTCCACCTGTTCCAGTAAAATAAGTTCCCGAACTTCCAGGGTGATTATGTGCAGGCATGTTGGTGCTGGCGCTGATTGTACTTCCTTGGCTTCCCCCAAATTTTCCAGGGCCATTATTTGTTGCTCCAAATAATGTACCGCCCGACATAGCAATGACGTAATCGCGCAAATCAGGTACGTTAAAGGTAGTTGTGCCATTACCTGCCGGATCACTAAAGAACCGAACTGCGGGCAATGTTCCCGTTCTGTTTTGCGATATAGTGATAGTTGTGCCCACAATATTGGAAACGGTTGTTCCAGCGGGGATGCTATCACCCTCAACCGCCATACCAATCCAATAATCGGCAACCGATGGCACGGTAAACGTTGTTGTTCCCGTCCATGTAGCCACATCGACCTTGGTCATAGCCAGAAATAATTGATTGTAGGTTTGACGGCTTACCGCTTGACCATTACACAATAAAAAGTGTGCTGGGGTTGCAAATCCTGCACGCACAATAACAGTACCGACTGGCATAATAGGGTAGGCATCATGGTAGGTGTGATCGATTTGTCTATTAATCGAATCTTGCTCAAAGGTCGGTTCTGATAAATCCTCATTGTCTTGGGCAATAAGTTGCAAGCTCGTTAAATAAATATCGGTTGTCGTGGGCAACACAATCTTATAATCAATGTAAGCGGCTGGCGGCGTATTGGTATTGCTTGACGCGCTTAATGTGGCATGCCCTGTATATTCATTAAATGTGCCGTTTACTGTAGCCACATCAAGGATATTAGTAGTTAAAGTGGCTCCTTGTGAATCGACTAACACAGACGATAACGGCTGAAATGCTCCACTAACTCGTGCAGTAACCGCAGCAGAAACCGTTTTATTTGCCCACAATACACCGTTTTGTTCAAATCGTTGTCGCAGTGTGGCGCTATCCCATCCGCTTAAGTTAAGCTCTAGCGCATAAGGTGCGTTCGTTGGGGTTGGTGTGGTGCTGGTCAATGCTACTTTCGTTATTGTGGCATTGCCTGTACCTGTTAAATCTAAAAACCAACCTGGCCCAATTTGTACCGATGCGGGGTTTGTTCCGCTCACGGATAAAGGCGAAGTAAATCTTGTTAAAGCAAACTGTGGGTTGGTTATTTGGTTGGTTGTAGCGTCTGAAACTTGACCTGGGGGCGTTGAACCCGTAGAGCCCGCAACATAATTATTGACCTCATACATTAATGGGTCACTTTGCGATGGTGTGTCTACCCCATTATTGAGTCTAAACTCAAGCCTGTAAGTCACGCCAGGTTCAAAGAAAATATCAACGGGCAACGTGCCATTGGCTAAAAACTGGATTGGATTAGTCCATGCAACATTCAGATCAGGATCGCGATAAACAGTCGCAGGAATATAAGGCAATACGTTTTCAAGCACCCACATATAATAGTTATCATCAAAAATCTTGCCGGTTAAATCAAACTCAGCCCAAATCGGGTTACTTCCCCTTATCCCTAAAGCCATTTATTCCACTCCTTGTGATATAATGCTTGTTTTTTGTCCAAACAATCCGTTATAATCCCTCTTTTAGCTGTGAGGTTATTATGATTTGGGTTTTCTTATTTTTCGTTGTTTACTGGATGCTAGGCCCTGTAGTTGATTCATTATTTGATTAAATCATAAATGCTTTTGAGTCCTGCTATAGTTCCACCACCTAGCCCAGCCTTCACTAGCATTTTTTTCATTTGCTCTTTTGACAACTCTTTTTCCTTAATGCCTTGATGATGCTTAGCCGTTTCAGGATGCTTTGCAAGAAAGTTTTTCATAGGCACTGAATTTTCATTAAACAAATTCTCTGGATTTTCAGGAACCAGGCGCAAATCACTTTGAACCATCTTGCCCACCCCTTTGCGCAAATTAGGGGCAAAGTAAGTATCTTTAAGCTGTTTTACAGTCTTTTTGCCTTGTTTTAATACGTGCGCAATATCAATATGACCTTCTTTTAATAAATGCCGTTCCAAATCCTCATTGATTTTATCACGCAGTTCAAGGATTTCTTCGCCTTGGTTTTCTAAAGCAATATCATCCGAAGTTAGCCCTTTAGTGCCTTTTTTATATAAATGGCTTTGTAAGTCATGAACCGCGTTGTAATCCCCGCTTTTTGCCTTGGCTATTAATTGGCGACTGGCACGAGTCTTAGGCAATATTTCTGCTATCTTATCCATGTATTCATCTTTAACAGGGATTTTAATATCACGATTTTTAATTGCTCCGCGAACCTGTCCATACAATTCATCGGCCGTTGATTGCAATCTATCATGAGGTTTTTGCACGGATTGAACTAAATCCTCAGCAGTTGACTTAGAGGTTAAACCGCGCAAAAACGCAGGTATTTTGTCCTCAGCCTTTTGCAATACTTTCCCCGCCACTTTACCCGCACCACCTAAAGCCAAGCCACCAGCAGCGCCTAATCCTCGATTCGCAGCATCGCCAGGCGTACCAATTGCACCCGCTCCGGCAATAGCTAAAGGATTTTGCAGCGCACCAGGAACTTTGGCAAGCGCCGCGCCCCCCTTAAGTCCTTGCATAAGCTTGCCGAATAAACCACCGCCACCAGCAAGTTCACCGGCTAGTTGTACGCCCTTTTGGCCACTTGATTGAGGTTGAGGAAATAGACCGGTTAAATCGGGGCTATTCGCTAAGCTCTGGGTGAATTCAGTTGGTATTAAGCCAGCTACTCCCCGAATAGGAATAGATGCACCCTGTAGTAATCCACCAGCAGCCGAAGGAATATAGTTTGCCGCATTACTAAATCGTTCAGCTTCTTTGTTAAACCAGGGATGTTCGTCTTTAGGAGTCACTTTAAGCATCATATCAACCATCCATTCAGGCGTGTTAGGATGTTGTTGCATGATTTGCTTTTTAGCTAAATCCATTACCTTTTTTTGCTCGTCCTCGCCTAAATCATAAAATGATTGCGCGCTGGCTTCTGGGGTATCATCGGCCAGTAAATTGATAGGCGCATCATCAGCTAACAAATTAATGCCCATTATTTCCCCTTAGCCATTAATTTTTCAATTACCTGGCCTATATTTAATCCAGTTTCTTTAGCCGTACTTTTAATGGCTTCGGGTGTCCATTGGGGATTTATTTGAATTAATTGAGGACCCCATTCGGCCAAAAGGCCTGCATCTTCGGATTGTGTTAAAGCACTTTGCTTGCCCTCTTTGGTTTCTTGTTTGCCTTTTTCAGTAAAGAAACTTTGGGTTTTAGGATCGTAATCAATCTTAAACTTAACCGGAGAAGTACCCGCTTTTTTATAGGTAGCCGTCTCTTTATCTAAAATATCATTTAACTGTTGCCATTGGGCAATCGCTACATCTTGGTTTTTATACCACTTAGAAGGATTGGATAATTCACGCAATCTATCCATAGCCGATGGTTGAATTGAGTCTTTATAGAATTGTCGCATTTGATCGGCCATCAAAGACGCAGAATTAACCGCCTTAGAATAGTTAATATAATCCTCAGACGGCTGCCCACCTAAAGCCATATTCGTAAACTCTTTAAACAAATCCATTGGCTTGCCAGAATAGCGCGTTAAATCCTGTGGATTAATGGATTGACGCGTTTTATCCAAGTTTTGCGCCCGCAAATAAGTATTACGGGCGTCCGCATCGCCTGTCTGTTTATTAATGGAGCGCTCATAGGCCTCTTGCTCTTCGGGTGTACGTCCACCGCCTTCATCGGGGTAAATTGGCTGCCCTTGAGCGTTATAATATTGCTCTCCAACCTTGGTGACTGCGCCTTGCGGTACTTTGCCTTGTCTATTGGCATTAACAATATCCGTACCGCCTTGGCCTTTTCCTTCTGCCAGCGATTTACCCAGTGTTGTTGAACTTCGCAAGCCCGCTGTTTGGTTTAGAATATCCCGATAATCAATAAGTGATTGATGCCCAGACATCGCCATATCATGCGCGGCTTTAGCTTGTAAATAACGTGGATCATCTTCGCCGTACTGGTTTTTTAATTGCTCCACATACATGGCATTCGCCACATCACCCGAAGGATGCAACGAATTATTGTATTTGGCGTTCATAATCTTTGCGAACATGTTAGAGCCTGTATCTACACCCTTTAACAGCGCATCACCAGGCAATGACGGCATGGGAATATTCATAGCCATTATTTACCCCCGAAGAAATTCCAGCCTTTACCGCCTTGGCCGCCTAGGTAACTTCCAAGAATACCGCCGCCAAGCCCTAACAAATTACCAAACGTGCTACCGCCCGCATTTTGTTGGCCAAATGCCATTTGCGCCGAATTTTGCCCCATTTGATTGGCATTATTAGCCATCTGACCAGCAGAATTAGCCCCTTGACCATAAATTCCTTGAGACAATCCCGCGCCAGCCATGTACTTTTGCATTAAGTCATCAAGGTAATTCTTCTTGTCATCTAGTCCAATTTGCGTGGTTCCTGCCTGAATGGCATTAAGTGCAGGCGATGAACCCATAAGACCTAAGCCGCTTGCAGCCGATAGCCCATGCTCTTGCGCCATGTTCTCGGCTTGTTTAGCGCTTTCTGATTCGGTATAACCTTTTGACCATTCATCACGCAATTTTCCAGGATTCATTAATGCATCAATGTATTGCTGCAAATTCTTGTATTGGTCTTGACCTTGTTGGTTATAGGGTTGTAGTGCGCCTTGGCCTTGTTGATAGTACTTATCCAACTGCTCTTGGCCTGCTTGATAGCCCTTTTGTGGGTGTAAAAAACTTGAAAACCAGCTCATAGGTAAAACTCCTTTTTATGGCCAAGCGGTCGTTGTAAACTTCACTAAAGCCCCGTTTTGCATCCCTACATAAACGTTATTTGTTGTGTCGTACAATAAAACGCCATTCGTTAGCGTTCCAGCCACATTCATGGCTGTAATCTCTGCCGCGGTGTAGCTCATGGCTGTTAAAAGGTTAAAAGAACCTTGTATATCCGTATAATTTTCGTTTAGCGTGTCCACTAACACCCATAACCACTGTAAAAAAGGCTGCTCAAAATCGCCATTTAAAACAGGTGCAGAATCAATCCTATCTAAAAACACACTCATTAGTTAGCCCCTCCGCTAACTCGTTTCGTATTTCTAACACCACCTAATATTACAATAGGCGCAGAACTTACACACACTACTTTATAACAGCGATTGCGACTTATCCCTAGCTCATACCAGCGCATACGCCATCGGTATTGACCAAGAGGGCTAAATTCCCTTACATCCGCTGGTAAATAAGTTTCGCCACCGTCATCAGAATAATAAAGCTCAACATGAGGCTTAAAAAGCGCGTTGTAATGGTTGTCATCAAAGGATGGGGTATTTGATCCCTCGGCAATAATGAATTTATCATCCTCTGTAACCAAGTATATGGGCGACTCTGGCGTACTATCTTCATCAACAATATAAACGGCATTAAGATAAGGAGCATTGCTCTTATAAAACGTCTTATTACCAAATACAAAATCAATCTCGACATATTCATCAACAAACTCACTGTAATCGGGTAAAAACAACTGTTTCGTAACCAATTCATAGCGCATAGGGTATTTGTTAAACGCATCAGTGGCTTGTGGGTCGGCCTGGTTCTCGTTTCTAAGCTCATTGTGATAAATGTTTCCCGCCATCGCATAAATAGCCGGATCGCCAATCACCGTCACCAAATGCTGATTATTAAAATACACATGCTTTCTTATTCGGTTACGCTCGCCATTAAGCTCAATACATCGCGCCCAATTCTGTGCTTCAAAGTTGTATTCAACACAACTCGCATTATCATCAATATCTAAATCACCACTTCCCTCATACACACCCGCACTCACCCGATAAAAAACCGTGTTCTCATATTGATACAAAAACCCTGAAACCTCAGTATCTAAAAACGGGCTTGTGGTATCGGGGTTGCGTGAATTCTCAAGCAATACGTTAATGGCCTGGGATGATATATCTTGAGGTGCTTGGCCGTTACTCATCATAAAGGACACAAGACCATTCGCATTTTTAGCAAGCCACACCATCATGCCAAAATCAACACTTAAACTGTGGGGATCGGCAATCCCAAAATCAAAGTTATACGAACTATTAAGCTTCCACGGAAACTCACGAGTCACACTACCCACCGTAATTTGGGTAATAATGTTCGCCCATACATCAGTCACAAAGTCGCACATAATGTAAAGCTGGTTGTGCAATACTGCAAATTGACCAATAACCCCAGACGCTTGAGCAAATAAGGCTTGGGCTGGACTTCCAAAACTAAAGCACGCAGACGCCCCACCCGTCACGTTAATGGTGCTTAAGTAAAACTCAGGTGTATCAGCTTTACTTACAACAAAGCGATTACCGAACGCCGCAACATAGAGGGGTTTGCCGCCCGTAGTGCTTCCACCAGGGGCATTGGGATCGGTAATCGGCACGGCGGTAACGGACGCCCCACTTTCAGTAATTAAGAAAATGGTATTGCCATCCGTCATCATATTGTACACAGTAGAACCCGCGGCCAAGGTAGCAAACCAAATCGGCGTACCTAAAGCCACACTAATTCCAAGGGTCTTTCTGTTATAAAATCGGTCGTATTGATAGACGCTTGTACCCTCTACCACATACAGGTAATTAATGGATTTGTATTCAGCCCGTGGCTCGCTGTTAAACACCAATCGATTTTGGTTAAGAAAACGCACATGCTGTCGCCCCATAGCAGGGTATAAGGCTTGAGTTTTCTTTCCTGATTCAACTTGTATGCCATACCAGTTCGCGCAATCCATAGCACCAAACTGCGTAAAACGCTGTACATCGTAATAACAAAATATAGGTAGTTGCTCTATTTGAGCATCAAAGGGGCGCGCCATTAGATACCCGCCCTAACGCGCCATGCGCCATTTAATAAACTTTGCTCATCACCCTTAATGGATAAATTAACCTCACTGGCTGCTTCCATATCAGCCTTAAGCTCACGGTATTCAGCCTCTAGGTCATCAGTCCATGCCGTGCCACGCCCTTTAAACTTAGAGGTATATTTGGCAACTGCATATAAAAAGAACAATTCAAAGTATTCGGGCAATC